GACGCCACGTCGCCGGGTACGATCCGGAGACCCACACGGCCGCAGTCGTGACGAGAGCGACCGCGACGAGGAGCACCACACGGCGGCGGCGCGTCCACCACGGCTTGTCCAGCGCAGCCTGAACCATCGGCCACACAAGGCCGACAATGACCGTCGTGATGAAGGGGTCCGACTGAAGCCCCATCAACAGCGTATCCATCTCTCATTCCCCCTTCTCCGCGCCCGCGAGCGCCGCGTTGATTGCCGCGTTGGTGACGGCACCGTAGTATTCGTCGACCTCGACGCCGACCGCGCTTTGCAGCTGGCCGACCACACGGTCGTGGGCCTCGTCGGAGTCATCGCCCCAGATGCCGTCCGGGTCGGCCCCAATGATCGTCTGGACGTACTCGACACCCAGGGGGAACTGACGGCCGCCCCACGAGCTCGCCGCCACGACCGCATACACGCGGCGCGTGGTGTCGGGCCCGAGGACGTTGTCCACGTCCGCACCAACAGCACGCTGGATTCCCGTGATGTCCGTGTAGCCGCCGGATGAGCCAGTAGCTGCATCGGAGTAGTAGGGGCGGATGACCGCGCACACCGAGTCCCAGTCGCGGGACCGGCGATAGACTCCACCGCCGTTGGACTGGGAGCCCGCAGCTCCCGAGGAGGTGTTGCCCTCGATGGTCTGCACCCACGACCCGTAGTTCGCTTCGACCAGGCCAACGTGGTCGGCCACGCCATCCCCGTCCCAGTCGAAACAGATGAGATCGCCCGGGGCTGCGTTCGACGGGTCGACGAGCTGACCAGCTGCCCGCGCAGCGTTGATGCCGTAGGGCACGTAGGCGAAATCACCGCCTGGGATCACCGAGTTTCCGTCGTCGTCGGTGAGGCACCACGAGGCGAACATGGCGCAGAACGGCACGCCGCTCTCGCCGTAGTACGCGCCATGCTTGGCGGCGTACCAGCGGCCAAACGCCGAGCCCGGCAGAGGGTCATTCCATCGCGAGTAGCCGATCTGGCTTGCAGCCCATGCGAGCGCCTTAGATGCTGTCATGCTCATCGCGTGACCTCCTCGTAGGGGAACTCGATGGGCGTGACAACGTCGGCCGGAGTGTCGGTCGCCGGAGGCATGGACTCCATCAGTTCTTCAATCGTCAGTTCCATATGTCTCTCCTCAATCGGGTAGACGAAACCCCCCGGACGGGATTGTCCAAGGGGCAAGTTCAGTTGTCGGCGGTCAGTAGCCGATGGCGGTCCAGGAGTATGCGTGACGTCCAGGGGTCGTGACTCCCGGGAGCATCGCGCGGAATCCGTTCTTGCTCATCGAGTCGAGGCAGAATTGCTGGGCGTTCTTGAAATTCCACTGCGCCGAGCCTGTTCCATACAGCGGCGTCAAGGTGACAGACACACAGTCATTCGGGAATGGCGTCTGGAAGGTAATAGTGTCGAGATAGAGATTCCCGAACTGCACCTCCGTCGCTGACGTGGCGACCTTGCCGGCCTTGACAAGGCCATTGCGCACGCCGACGCTGAGGCCGGAGCCGACCGGCACGTCGCCGACTGCAGACAGCTCCATCTGTAGATTCGACTCGCCCGACCAGCGGCGCCCATCCCACACCCTCACGGCGTTAAGGTCGGTCCTCCACACGTAAACAGGCTGGGCCGCCGATGCCACCAGGCCAGCAGCCGCGAGCGCGGACACGTACTGCGCCGCCGCCGTTTCGGAGGCACACGCCTTGTAGGAGGGAATGGACAAGGACAGGGCCAGCAGGTCCTGGCGCTGTGCGGGGTCGGTAGGTGAGGGGACGCGGTGTCCCCGCTGGTCGAGGTAGCTCATGAGTGTCCTATCGGGAGGTGTAGGTGATGCGGATCGAGAGGCTGTCTCCGGAGGCCTGGACGCCTCCGTATGTCTGTCCGACGAGGGCGAGGCCAGTTCCCGGGGTTAGGAGCTGGGCGGCTATGCGCGTGATGTCGACGGTCAGGGAGGTTGCCCCCACCTGGACGGGGGCGCTGATCGTCGCGCCCGTCGTGACTGGTCCGGTGTCCGAGTAGGTGGCGGGCGCGATCTGGGCTGACCATGCGACTGACGTCGGATGCGGACGGAGCGTCAGCGTGGCGGCCGTGACTGTGATGCGTCCGAGCGCCTCGGCTTGGCGTCCGTAGGTTGCGAGGCCTGTGAGGCGGTGGCCGCCGGAGCTGCCCTGCCAGGCCCCGCCGCCGCCGTGCCGGGTCCAAGAGGTTCCATCCCAGGTGCCCGCCCACTGTGGGATCAGCGTTGCTTCGCGCACGCTCTTCGGCGGAGCTGGCAGCTCTTTCCACTGGGGAAGTGGGTTCTCGGGCTTAGGTGCGGGCCCCAGCGCGTGCAATGCTCGCCCTGTATCTGGGTCGAGCAGCACGTGCGCGGTCTCGACGCCGGTCCAGTTGACGGCCGTCGCTGAAATCTGGATTGGAGGCCCGCCGTACAGGCTGACGTTGAGGGCACGGCCGCCCTCGATGAGGCTGACCACGCGCGCGATCGCCGTCGGTGACCTGTCGGAGCCATAACGGGGAGGCAGATCATCGGGCACCGTCGAAATCAGGTCCATCACGGGGCTGCTCATACGCTCACCTCCACATCGGTCTTCTGTGTACCCCTGTAGGTGAGCGGCACCTCGTATGCCGAGACGGTTCCCCACATCGTCTTCGTGGTTGCAGCGTCCACGGGCCGCGTCACAATCTCGACGTGTGCGTCCAGTCGGATGCGCGGGTCCGGGGCGTGCTGCACGGGGACCTTGATTTTCTTCCGGACTGAGTCTGCAAGCATCGCCTCGGCTGTGCGCTTGGCCTGCTCGTAGCTCGTAATCAGCGGGGATGAAAAGAACCTTGGCACGGTGCCATATGGGCCATCGACGCGCATCGGTCCCGTCAGTTGATCGGCGATCGCTTGGAACGATGGGGCACCCTCGTCGGAGGTTTGTTGCCCCCGGGCGACCACGCGGTTGTAGACCTTGTCGCGGCTCACCGAGGCTGCCACCCCGACGACTGTGCCGTCCTCCCCATCTGAGAGGAGCAGCGCCGGCTGCGAGGTGGGCGGCGCAGTCGGCGGGGACAGATACATGATTCCGTCCCCGCCCTCGCGCACTGTCGCAGGCCAGGCTTTCGCGATCTCGTAGACCGCATCGATGCGGCTCTCGCCCCAGGACATCGAGGGGCAGGGCCTATCGCCGAGCGCCGGATCGATGATCACGCCGATACGCGCACCGACCAGGCGGCGCAGCTCTGACGCGAGAGTGCCCGCTGGGTCGGGCGCCATTGGCTCCGTCAGCCTGTCTTCCTCGAGGCGCTGCATCAGGCTCTTGCCCGTCACTCGCACTGTGGACGGTCCCGGCTCCACCGAGGTAATGAGGAACCGGCCTAGCTGAACCGTCCACCAGCCTGCATCGACGAGCGACCCGACCGTCATACTCACATGGAGCACCTGCCCGTAGCAGCCGAGCGGGTGCTCTGGGTCCACGGGGTCCCAGTCTCGCCAGTCCTCCCCCTGCACAGCTCCCACACGGGGCACCGTCAGGGACAGGGTGCCCTGCACCTGCTGACCAGCGTCCCACGACACCGACCCATCTTCGACGGGCACCTCCCCCAGGTACTGCGATCCCAGCCACGACTCCACGGTGACAGACACCGAGTAGCCCGAGGTCAGCAGGTCCTCCGGAATCTGCTCGACGTCGGCCGGCATGCTCATGCGTCCTCCTGCCAGATAGTCCTGTCGAACTGATCCCACGGCCACCGACGAGCATCCAGGCCACTCCACGTCAGTCGGCGCTTATCGAAGTCGTTCCACGTCGACAACGTCAGCGTTGTGTTCGGCTGCGGCAGATCGACGATCGTGCCCTTGAGCTGCCAGATGCGCTCGGCGACGTCGAGGCGCGGCGCACGCTCCATCGATGCCGATGTCACCGACATGAGCGTCACTGGATCGACGTCGCACGTCCCACGCTTGCACTGCACGCAGTGGCGCGGGTTGTGGAAAAGCGCCACCGGCGTCTGAGACGCCAGAAGCGTCTTCATGGCCGCCGTGTCCTGCAGGTTCGTGCGAGCCGTGAGAGACACCGTGCCGCGCCCCATCGTTGGCGCATATACCACCAGGGGTGTCGCGCGGCCCGGCACCTCATGCTCCGTCACCCGCGGTTTTAGTTCACGCTGGTCAGTGCCCTGCCACAGGACATTCACAGGCTTCGCGCCCGCCGTGTCAGTCATCAGCGACAGTCCGCCCCATGAGCGGACCACCGGCTCCGATTCGACCGTGAGGCCCCTCGACGTCGTCAGCCTGTACCTGATCGGCGTGTTGATCGGTGCGAGCGGGTCCCCAATGATGCGCTGCAAGCCCTTGGAGGACCATACTCCCCCGCGAGGAATCCACGTGAAGCCCGTGTCCGTGACGCCCTCGACATAGCAGGCCGCCCCGGCGGGGACGCACGCCGGGGGAATCACGATCTGGACCCTGGGAGCCTGTCCACCCGTCACAATCGCGACAGGCAGCGACGACATATCGACGTCAGTCTCGACCTCCCGCGACGTCGAAACGCCGCGAGCGCCGGTCCACTGGTGCGTGAGTGCCCTCGAGGAATAGCCGATGCGGCTCGGTGGGGTGTCTCCGTCGAAGA